ACTTTAGAGTTTGATCTAATTCTTGCATATTTAAGGTTACAGCATACCCTCTAATATTGTTGGTTTCTAATCTGTGTCTAAAGACTTCACTAATTTCATTTAATTTTTCAACCATTCAAAACTTCCTTTCTTTTTAATTTTATTTATATAAAAAGAGTCCCAGTAAAATTAGGACTCTTTTATCAATTTTTCATTTTATCCAAAAGATAATCATACAATTCATTAACCTTTTGTTTCATCTCCTCATCAGCTTTGTAACTTATTTTACTATTATTAGCATAAAGAGTGCCATCTTCTCTGTATGTGCTATATGTCACACCGATTCTTAGCCCATCTTTTAGTTCAATAATGTTTAATTGTGTTATTTTCTTATTCATCTTGTTCAATCTCACTTTCTTCTTTATATTCTACTAACCTATAATTTTCATAGCCTTTTCGTTTTCCTTTTATTTCCCAACCAAAAGAAATATCATTTTCTGCTTGTACAACAAAATAATCAACATTTCTTTCAGATACCCAAATATCTCCTTTTCCATATTTAGTAATAAATACCTGATATTCATAATCCGTACTTATAGTTTCTTTAAAAATATCATCTAAATATACTATACACTCTCCATCTTCAATTTTACTTTCACCCAAATCTCCAAAATAATAGTCTGCTGTTTCATAGGCATTTACAAGACGTTTACCATAATTTTCCGTTTCTTGTACACAGTTCTTAGAACCACTTATGCTAAGGTTAGAGCCACTTAATGTTCCTCGACAAGCTATATTTCCCATAGAACCTAAATAATTGCAGTTAATTTGTCCTCTGCCGCTTTGTAAAGCTTCTATATTACCATTGCAGTAAATATGTCCTTCTACGCCTAAACTATTATTTTTTATAACAGTATAACCCTTTAAAGTAGTAGTTCCATTAACTTCTAATTGTGCCAAAGTAGTACCATAATTTTTAACTTCTAAAGAACCCCCAACATAAAGGGTAGAATTTACTGACAATGTTCCTGAAACAGTTCCACTATTATTAACTTTTAGGTATTTAGTTTCAACTGTTCCATTTGTACAGTAAATATTACTTTCTACACCTAGGCTATTATTTTTTATAACAGTATAGCCATTTAATATCATATTACCAGTTGCAGTAATGCCATCAGTTACAGAAAGACCATTTTTAGCATGGATTCTATCCGTTGCTGTTAGTCCTTTTTTAGCTAATAATGTATTATTAAAATATGCTGGTGCATCTGAAGAAAAGTAGCAATCTTCAGCTAAATCTGTTATATAAAGTTTAGTAGCATAAGTTTCACCATCACATGACAGGATACCACCTTCTTCGATATAAACTAAAGCACTACCAGTAATACGAGGAGCTTTTAGTTGTGAAGACACAAATACATAACCATCAAGATTTATTCTGCTGGCTTGTATTTGAACTACTTCAGCAGTTTGATTTATTGTAGAAATTATTTCATCTGAATTAACCTTTTTAGATACAGTTTGCTTAATTCCTTCAGCAGTTTCTTCTATTTTCGAATATGATTCTTTTAGAGTAATTCCATCATCTTGCAGAAATGTATGAGGTACAGTATCCCCTTCAACAAGATTTATATATTCTAAAAACAACACTACATTAGAATTGGTATTTTTTTTTAATCCATTATGATCTATTCTTAAAGCTACATAGTGTACATCAGAAGGTACAACATACCCCTCTATACCTATCTCTCCTTCAAAGCCAGCAGCGGCATCACCTATCCAAACTTCTCTTATTAGATTTTTATCAACTCCATAATGCCCTAAAAATACTTCTGCTCCTCTAAGATTAGATTCCACTTTCATTTTAACTGCAAAACTTATTTTATTTGAGTTCATTGCTTTTACATTTACGTGATTCGAATAAATCCACCCTTCATAATTCCATTCTATTACAGTTATACCAACTAAACCAGTTGTTGTTGTATAAAATTTGACATTACGCTTCCTTGAATTATCCCAAGCTTCAAATGTTTGCAATTTAAAATTCCCACCAATAATAAGATTTTTTGTTCCACTTATAATATCTTTTTTATATTCAGGTGAACTTGTCACAGTACTTATTATACCTTCAGGTGTTACATTTATTTCTGCCATCTTTTTATTCGTATAACCAATACTATCAGACTTTTTTTTCTCTGCTATAAAATCTATAGAGTTTTGAATTTCTGCTTCAACATTTTTAAAGGTGGATATATAGTTAGAAAATAAACTATCCAACTCCTCTGTTCCATTTTTATTTGCTATAATATTTTGAATATATCTAGCCAAACTATTGTAAGCGTTTGTATTTGCTGTTTTAGCTGATTTTAATTTTATTAATTGTTCAGACTCTTGTAAATCTGTATTCCCCAACAAAACTGACAATTTAGCATCTAAGTTGTTATACTCCATATCCAAATCTACAAGCTTTTGTCTTAATATGGCTTTTTCAGAATCATCTAATATTCCATCCTTAAAAGTGCCATTCATTGTTTCTTCCAAAGAAGTCAATGAATCTCCTGTATCTTTTATTTGTTCTCTCAACCCATCTATATCTAGATCAGATATAGCCATCTCTATATCTGTCCTCTCTGCTTTTAGGTTGATACTTTCGTTTAATTGTTCTATTGAAGTTTGTGTACTGGATGCTGTAGAGCTTAACTCATTTATTTTTTGTGCGTGTGATGAAATTGTTGATTTTGTACTATCAAGGTCTTTTTGAAACTGGTTTGTTTTTTCATCTATAGTGGTAACCTTTTTAGTAGCTTCATCAATAGATGTAGTTAAACTTCCCATATTTGATTGTATAGAATTAACCGTTTGTACAGTTTTATTATACTCATCTTTTAGTTGAGTGGTTTCTCCATCTTTTGTTATTGTTGTGTTGGTTATAAGTGAAGCTATTTTTTCTTGTTCAATCTCTAGACTAGTTTGTAGAGCATTTGTTGTTGATGAATTTTCATCGGTTTTTATTTTTAATTCATTAAATCCAATATCTAAAGTTTGATTAAGAGTATCTAATCTCACCTTACTGGCTTTTAATGAATTAGTGTTGGTTTCTTTGTTGAACTCTTCGGCGAAAGAATTTATATCTATTTTTTTACCACCTATTTCACCATCGCCTACCATATTTTCTTTAATCAAACCATCTGAAATAGCACCTTCTTTTATTCCTTCACTATCTATTAAAACAGTAGAACCATTTTTGCCTTTTAGTATAAAATTAAAATCTCCTTTAGCATCCTCACCTAATTGAAGTCTAACATTTCCTTGGTTATCCCTAAATTGTTGAGTGGAATCTGCTATTAATATCTTATCATTTCCTATAGAAATGTTGTTTGTGTTTAAAGTACCAGCATTAATTTTGGAAGCGTTAATGTGGTCAATCATCGCATCTTTTATAAAACCTTCTGAAATAACCATTTTATCTGTTGTTACAGAACCAGCTTGAATCATATCTGATGATATAGCATTAGCAGCAATATGTTTAGCTTCAATTTGATTAGCTTTTATATGGTCAGATTCAATGATATCTGCCTTTAGGTGTTGAGTTTCAATTGTTTCAGCCTTTATATGATTAGCTTCGATTTGATCTGCTTTTATATGGTTAGCTTCAATCGAATCAGCTTTTAAATGTTGTGTAGTTATACTATCTCTTATTACATGATTGCCACCTATTGAACCATCTGCTATATTATCTCCTGTAATAGGAAATTTAGAACTTATAGAACCTTCAACATATCCTTCCAATTTAGAAGCTAATTTTCTCATTTCATCTGTAATGTTTGATGAAACCTCAACAAAGTTAGCTAATGTACAAGAACTATTTTGAGGATTAGATTTAGAGGTTTCTAATTTACTAACTCTAGCCATAAGCCATAAAGGTGGATTATAAAAATTATCCACAACTGTTACTGTATCTCCGATGTTTATTTTCCCTATTTCTTCTTCTAAAACACAAACTGATACTTCATATTGTATTTTTGGCTCTTTGCATTCTTGAAGTTTTTTGTAAGTTTCTCTAAGCAATTCTTCTTTAGAATCAGTATTATATTGAAAAACTCCCATTAAATGATATCCATTATTGTTATATCTTTCGAAAGCTTGTTGGTCAGCAACAAAATCTTGTCCTACAGGCTTATCTATCCCTTCTAGTGTCACATCTGAAAAGTTAATATCATTATTACCTACTCCTATCAAAGCAGTAAACAACTCTGATGAATCAACATTTCTAGTTATGGAATCAGAATTTCTCCCATATTCAAAACGTTTTCCAGTAACACTACCTTTCTCATAATAAACATCCACATATTTAGCAACTATTCTATTCTTTTTTATCTCAACTCTAAAATCAATTTCTCCTCCAAAAACGCTTATATTGTTTTGTAAAATTGAATAAACAGACTCACTTTCAAATTCTATATCTGCACTAACTTCACTTAAAAATGTTGTACCTACTTCCCATCCTGTGTCAGCTAATATGGTTTTTAAAAATCTATCTAATGTACAAGAAACCAGTTTTTGTTTTCTAATTACTTTATTGATAAGCTCTAATCCAGCACCTTCACAATATATTCTCATCTCTAAGCTTTCTTCATGGGAAGTTTCGATTTGGATTATTTGAAATAATTTATATTTTCCTTTAAAGCTGAATACTATATAGTTTCCTATAACTAAATTTTGAGATGCTTTTAAAGTATTGTATGTTGTAAATTCAAATATATCTGAACCAGTAGTTAAATCTTCGGTTAATAAATCATCAAAAAAAACCCCTCCTGAATTGGAAGGATCTTCGACTTTTGAGTCATGTCTTAAAACACCTATTATTTTTTCATTTCTATCTAAAACAAATAACATAAGCTATCCTTTCTATAAATATCTCTTTTGTATTCCTAAGCAAGTTTCTACGTATTTATCATCTGATCTCACAATTACTTGACTTTTCCCTTCAGGAACTTCAAAAAATTCTGAACCAACATCCAAATAATTTAAAAAAGGTACTCCATTTTTTGTAACTTCTCCTGATGCAAAGTCGATGTTTAAAATATCATCTTTTTTAAAAATGGTTTCATTGGATTCTATTGTAGGTGCATGATTCAATCTTGCTACACATATATTTTCTACACTCATTATGCTTACTGGAAAATGATCTCCATACTTCCCTATATAGATACCAATAGAGTTTAAATCTGTTTTTGGGTAAGCGTTGTTGGAAATCCAATTTGAAGTTGAAAGTTTATGAGTAATAGAACCATTTTGATACTTATAAAAAGAGCAATGCCACATTTGTTGTTTATTTTTTGTTTCTCTTTTTATAACAAATTTTCCTATACAATCATTATAATCTCCAAAAACACCACTTGCTCCATTTGTAATAGTTTCTTTCCCATAATCATCTGTTGTTACTATCTTTCTTGGTTCAGGAGTGTTTCTACCCTGATCCAAAACTTTATAATTTTGACTACCAATAAATACTCTAGGTTCAACAAATTCATAAAATTCATTAGCATCTTTGATTTGGCAAATAAATAATTTTCCACCTTGTTTATCATATCCTATTATTTCCATTATGCCCATTTGTTCTTCTGCATAATATCTAGGCATTACGCCTTCTTGGGTTTTCAGAGAACGATTAGATGAAGATATTTTTTCTAAATATGTTAAACTAGACCATCCAGTTCTTCCATTATAAGAATGTTTTCCCCATCCACTATCAACTTCTGTAACAGTAATAGTAGTACCATAAGTCATAATACCAAAGCTAGATGAGTTGATAGAAGCTCTTTCTCTCACATGAAGCCCAGCTTTTGCACAAACTTTATAGGTTATGCTTGTCGGAGTAGGAGATGGTGTTGAACCACCTCCACTTGAACCTCCACTATAGTTTTCACCCTGAGAACTAAAAACTATATCTATCTCACAAGAAAAATCTGTAATGTTAGTGTTTAAATTTCTTTTTACAGCTCCACCATTCCATCTTCCCTCTGTTGAGTTTCCATAGTTTGTACAAACTATACCATTACCTCCATTACCTACACCTAGACTACCATCGCTTAATCTTCCTTCTTCTAAGAGAGAAGAACTCAAAGAGGTGAAGTTAGATATAGCTTGACAATTATCATTAACAGCATAAGTTTCAGTTTCATAGTTTGGTTTTGTTGAATCTTTTGGTTGACCTACTAAAACAGTTTCTCCTTTATAATTCGTGCATTGAAAAAAACAAGCATTTTGTTTAAAGGTAGCAGATAAATAAGGGTAAGTTGAAGTTGTACCCTTATTATTTATAGTAAAAATATTATCTGCATCAGGTAAAAAAGAATCCCAACTCTTACTGTAAGCTATGGGATTGTGGCATATAAACTCTATTTCAAATTGAGCTGTATTGAATTTTTTATCTAAAGATACACTACCATTAGGAACAGCATAATAATACTTGTCGGGTTCATCACCAAGTATGAGTATAGAAGGATTTTTTACATCTAATGCTTTTGCTAATTCTCTGCTTTTTTTTACTAGTTGTTCCCTTGAATTTGCTACAAGAGCAACTTCTAGTACTATTGTTCTTTCGCTATAGCGATAGCCATTATATAAACTACCATTAATTGATGGTATAGATTTGGAAAAATTTTCTCTACTCGGAATAACTTCTCTCTTAATATTTAAAATTTTACAATAATTACTTAATTCTTGATTAGCAAATGTTACATTATACCCCACTAATACGCCCCTCCTAATCTTGATTTTCTTTTAGATATATTTTGTATTTCTTTTTGCATATAAGATGCACTTGCTTTAGCAACCTTTTTACCATCTATATTTATATCAATTTGTTGACCTTTAACAATAGCAACCAATAAATTTTGCATAACCTCTAGAGTTTGTGCTTGTAGTTTATTATTGTTTCTTAATTCTTGTATCTGTGCTGATTGAGAAAGAATTAAGTTATCACTTGAACTTTTAATAGGAGATGAATTTTGATTAAAATAACTACCTGAACTCATAAAATCCCTCATATCAACTCTAGTAGAAGCAAAAGTTGCGTCATTATAAACAGCTAATTCTTGTTGTACCTCATCTGTTGAAGGTCTTGGCATGGCTTCTCTACTAACACTATGCACAGCTTGATTTGCTGATCTTGAATGATTTATTAAATCAGATAAAGCTGAAACAGTTTTATAAATTTCGTTCCTAACATTATATAAACTCTTTCCATTAAGATTTGAGAAATTATTGATTGCTTCATTAACTGATCTAGTCAATTCATCTGTTTTGTTTTTTGTATTTCCAAGTTCTGTTGAAACTTTAGAAGTGCTTGAATCATTAAGCTTTTCTACCTTCTTGGATGACTCTGTTACTGATTTATCTAATTTCTCAGTTTCTTTTGTTGTTGAAGTAACACTTTTAGATACATTTCCTAAACTCTTTGCTCCTAAAATATCAAATCCACTACTCGCATCTTTAACTTCTATCGTTAGATTTTCAGTTTCAATATTGTCTAACTGACTATTTATAGAAGTAGTCATTTTAGACACCTTATCAACAACTTCACTACTCATTTTTTCAGTAGCTGTTGTTCCTCTACTTTTAGCATCGTTGAATCCTATTTCTAGGTGGGAAGCATAAGTTTGTAATTCACTAGGTGTCATCTGATTTAATAATCTCAAATTATTAAGGATAGCGTTTTTAGTATCTGCACTTGAGAAATCAGCATTGGAAGCTACCCCTTGCAATAAAGTATTCCAAGAATTACTGTTAGCTTGTAAATCTGCAATACTAGTTTCACTTAAATTTCTAAGATTGTTAGCTAATCCAGCAGCAACTTCTTCTAGGTTACTTTCATTTAAACTACTAACAGCCAAAACCATATCTGAAATTTCAAATGCAGTTTCTTCTGATATTTGTTTTGCTCTCTCTTTAGCATCACTCAACCCTATTTCTAGGTGGGAAGCATAAGTTGCTAACTCCTCAGGAGTTTTTGCAGTCACGAGTGCTAAATTCTCTAGAATAGCTTGTCTTGTTTCTGTGCTGCTCAAATCAGCATCTGACGCAACATTTTGCAAAAGTAACGACCAAGAATCACTATTTTGTTTTAAATCCTCAATAGCTGCTGCACTCATAGTTTGTAAACCAGTTAAAAGAGTACTTGCTGTAAATTCTATATTGTCTTGAGTTACATTAGCAACAGCTTGTGACATAAAACTCATATCTGTTGTCAATAAACTGAAGTTTTCTCTAATACCAGTAATAGAATCTTGTGTTTTTAATTTAGTTTTATTAAATTCAGTTTGAACAGTTTCTAAGGATGATTGTATTCCTTCTGCTGTATTCATCCCCATATCTTTTAAATTTTGTTCAATTACATTTGCGATCTCCTGAGTTGAAAGATTGGTTGTATCTTCTAAACCTTTAAAAATAGAACTCCATGAAGAACCCATATTATTTAAATTTTGTAGAGTTTTTTCATCAGCATCCTCAACTATTTTAGCAATATTTTGAGAAACTTTACTCAACCCTTGAGTAGTAGTATTGTTTAACTCATAAAGTACACTTTCAGCAGTTTTTGAAGACCTTTTAAAACTACCTTCCATATTCTGAGCAATAAGATCTTGTGCTTTACTAAAATCTTTAGAAATTTTATTGGATTCAAGCAATCCAGCCTTTAAAGCGGTATTTAAGTTAGAAGTTAGTTTTTCCCCTAGTTTTGTTTCATCCATATCTGCACTAATTCCTTTAAGAATTAATGAGAAAGTATCTGATGTTCCCTTTAAGATGTTGATAGTATCTTCATCCATTTTAGAAACTGAGCCAACAAAGCTATCTGCCATTGCATTTAGATTATCGGCAGTAACTTTAGGTAATTCATTCCCAAAAGTTTCAAAAGCTGTATTAACACCTCTTAATTCTTCTTCTGTTGAGGTTCTAATTTCTTTTAAAGCTTTAGTAGAACTTCTTGTCATGTTTGAATAAGCTTTATTTGTGTTGCTTTCTACTTCTGCTAAGGTTTCTGCCCAAACATCGCTAACTTTATCCTTAGTAAAAATTGCTTTTACAGACTTCACCAATCCCTTACAAAGGATATATATGTTTCCAAATGTCATTTGAACAACACCAGCTACCCATTCACAAGTACTTGCAACTACAGCACCAAATTCTCCCCAAGTATCTATTAGCCATGCTAATGTAGTTTCAGATTCACCGATAACTCCCATTATACCCACTAAAGCTCCTATTGCTACAGTAGAAGCAAGTGCGATTCCTGATATTGATACACCACATATTTCAAAAGAACTACCAAGCATACCAGCTACACCAGTTGCTTCTGTACCAGTACCAACAAAAGAACCTATCCACTTTACTGCTCCACCTAATGCTTTAGTAATAGAACCTAAAGCCATTATAGTTCCACCTATAGCCATAGTTATTGGAGGTAATACTGTTGCCATAGCTCCAGCCTTTATAATAAACAGTTGCATTTCAGGAGATAGATTTTTGAAACTTTCTACTAGTTTATTTACAATTTCAGTAATGTTTTGAACAAGTCCTCTTAACTCATCATTTAATCCATCTTTTATAGATAAGAATCCTTCTGAAACAGCAGATTTTAACCTATCTATATCTCCTTGAAGGTTATCAGTCATAGTGCTTGCCATGTTTTCTAGGGCGTTCGTATTAGGTGCTTTTTCTATTTCAGCTTTTAACTCTTTATACTCATTGGTTAAATTACCAGTATCATCAATCATCCCTTGCATTAGCTTCTGTAATGTCTTCGCTTGAGTTTTTCCTCCAATAGCGTTGATTAATTGGATTTTTTCTTGTTCTGTTGAACACATAGACAAAGCTCTTGCTAGATCTAAAAATATTTCTTCAACATCTCTAATATCACCATTGGCGTCAAAAGCCATATTAGATGTTAAGCCAATTTTTTCACTTAAAGTTTGCATAGCTTCTGCAGATTGACCTGATGCTGTTGTCATATTAATTAATATAGAGTTCAATGCATTTCCAGCAGTACTTGATTTTATACCTCTATTAGCAAGAATTCCCAACATAGCACAAGATTGATCTATTCCTATATTCATAACATCTAATTGTCCACCAACCTTAATGAAGGATTCTAATAATTGTTGGATAGATGTGTTGGAATGGGTTGATGTTACAGCTACCTTATCTAGGTAATCAGGTAAAGCTGCCACAGCATCAGTACCTACATAACCCAAACTTGAAATTGCGTCTGTTGCAAGATCAGCAGATTGAGCTAAATCCATGGCACTAGCTTGTCCAAGAGCAAGTATTTTGGGTAAGGTATCTATAGCTTGCCCAGCATCATAACCAGCTAATCCAAGATATGAGAGTGCTTGAGCAGCTTCATTTGCTTCATAGGATGTAACTTTAGCCATCTCCCTACTAGCATTACTCATAGCTTCAAATTCTTCTTGTGTTGCCCCCGTTATAGCTCTAACTTGTGACATCGAAGACTCAAAGTCTTTTGCTGTATTTATTGCAGCAACACCAAAAGCTGTTCCAGCAACACTTAATCCCATCATTGAAGCACCAACAGATGTTATACCACTCCCTAAAGATGTTAATCCATTACCGAAATTTGTTAAAGCAGTTCCTGTAAAAGTTGAATTTAGCGTTTTTTGTGATCTTGCTAAACTATTTACTTCTGCTGTGGTTTGATTTAATTTAGTTTGGGTTTCTGTCAACTCTGATTGAAAACCATTTAGTGTAGAGTTGGTTTCACTCATTTCTGTTTCTAATCTAGTCAGTTCAACTCTACACTCTTTATACTTTTCACTTTCGGGATCTAGTTTTTTCATAGCATTTTTAACATTTTCTATGCTTTTTTCTAGACTATTATGTTTATTGGTTAACATGGTAATTTCATTTTCTAAACTAGAAATGCTTCTTTCATAATTATCCATTTGTTGTCTAGAAAGACTTATTTTAGAACTCAATTGTTCATGTTGTAATGCTAAATCTTTAGAGCTTTGCCCAAATGATTGTTGTTTACTTTTTGCTAAATCAAATTTGCTTTCAAGTAAACTCATGGCTTGTGTGGTTTTAGTTATAGCAGCTCTTTGTTGTTCCATAATTGTATCAAACTTAAAATTTGCTACTTTGCTATTAACCTTATCTAACTCGTTACCTAGTTTAGCTACTTGTATCCTAGTTTCTGAATATTCTTTCTCTACAGAATTTAATTTTTTTTGATGTTTTTCTAAATTATCAGTAGTTTCTTTATATTCTTTTTTTAATTTCTCTACTGATTCTCTTTGTATATCCCACTCTTTACCAGTTAATTTCTTAGAAATATTAATCTGTTTTTGAATTTCTTCTGACAATTCTTTTTGTTTGTTGGCTAATTGAGGGATGGTGTTTCCCAACTCTTTCATCTCTTTTTTATAAAGATTAAGCTTTTCCTGAGTAAGAACCAAAGCTGTAGCTACATTTTTTTGTTCTGTAGTTAATCCTGTTAGACTTTTCTCATAATTACCAACTCTAGTTTGAACATATTGTAATTCATGTTGTAGATTGTTTAAATTTTTATTTAACTTATTAGAAATTGAATTACTAAGTTCATCAACTTCTTTTTTAGCTGGAGTAAAATTTAAACTATCTCTCATCTTTTGCATTTTTGTGTTGGTTTTATCTAATGTACCAGCCATAGATGCAATTTCTTTTTCGGTAGAATTATATTCTTTATTTAAATTTCCTAATCTTTGTTTATGAAATTCTACAACAGTATTTGCTTCTGTAAAACTTTTTCTTAAAGACTCAACTTGTCTTCTAGTTTCTTCAAAATGGGGATCGGTTGCGTCTAATGATTGTAAAATTTCTTCCCATTCTTTTAACTCTTTTCCTAGTTTATCTACTTCTTTCTCATATACTTCTATAGCTTCCGTAGACTCTTTTATTTCTTTGTTGTAAAGATCTAATTTTTGAGTACATAACTCCGTTCTTTTAGCATAATGATCTTGAGTAGCTTGTAAACCTTCCATCGAATTATCAAAATTAGCAACAGTAGATTTTGTTAAAGAAAACTGATGGTCTAATTCTGAGATGTCTTGTGTAAGAGCATCTATCTTAGCATCTGTTTTCATTTTACTCATTTTCAAAGTCATAGTAGTTATTTCTTTTACCATGCTTTGAATTTCTGTTTGAGCCTTCTTATAATTTTGTTCTGAGTCATAAATTCTTCTATTATAAGATTCTTGAGCCTTCTCTGCTTTGGCTAATTGTTGTTCATAAGCTTTTAATTCTTTGGTTAAACTTTTTCCTAAGTCGGAATTAGTATCAACATTTTTTAATTCCTTTTTTAATCCTGTTATTTTTTCTTTAAAGGATTCAATTGTTTGTTCATTCTCTTTAGCTGCTTTTTGACTTTCTTCAAGCCTTTGTGAAAATAACTCTATTGATGCAGAAGTTAATTTCATTTTCTTATTAAGCATTTCTGATTTTTTAGATAGAGAATCAAAATTATCTTCCACTTTATCAACAGAGCTAGAGAATAAATCAAAATCATTTTCTAAGCTTTTAGTTAAATCTCTAACCTTCTTGGTGTTCTTCTCAAAGGATGTAGAATCCAAACCCAATTCAATCAACAGTTGCTTATCTGCCACTTAAAACATCACCTTCCTTAAATAAATAATTGGTCGATAAAAACTTCTTTTTGTTCTTGTTCCCCTTTGTTAGCATCTTCAGGTGTGTTTATCTTGCGATGTATCTCTGCTAATTTGAATAATTTTTTTGGCGTGGATCTAAAAAATTCTTCTTCGGTCATGTTCAGAATCTTGACACCTAGATACCAACACCAATCGAGGTCAAGTTCATTGTCTTTATCATCTATTTTTTTTTATTTTGATTAGCAATAAGCTCTTTTTGAGCTTTTGGTAAAGAATTATCTACTAATTCTGAAATTTTTTGTACAAAAAAATAGACATTTTCTAATACTCCAAGTTCTTTTACTTTTTCTAAGCCGATACTTTGATTATTTTCATCTTTTACACAAGTAGCAATCATATAAGCTAAAGCTTTTATATCTAATTCTTTAAGAATCATATCTATAGCTTTATATATGGAAATACCAAAAAGATCTTGGAATTCTATTGCAGCTGCAAAATCCATTATCATGTCATATTCTTTTCCTTGTAAATTAACTTTTACTGTCTTTCTGTTTATATTCATTCAAATTCCCTCCTAAAATTAACAAAAACTCAGCCTTAGATTTTTGCTCTAAGTGCTGAGTTTAATAAAAAATTTATGATAAAAACAGTAGCAAGAATAAACTTGCTACGCTTGTTTAGATATTTAAACATAATTACTTACTATTTCTTAATAGTTTGTTTTGCTGAAATAGTTTCTACTGAACGAGATAAATCAGTTACTACTGGTACTTTTGTGAACCAAGTTGAAATTAAACTATCATTATCATTATCACTATCATCAGCTTTTGCTGCAACAATATTGTTAGATAATAAAGGCATAAATGTTCCAGTTAAACTAACAGTTTGTCCTTCTATAGAATCTTCTTTAGTTTTGTAAGCAGATTCTGATCTTGCTATAGCACCTTTGTATAACACAACATATTGATATCCACCTTTTGACTTAGGTGCTTTAAACATCATTGCAAATTCTTTAGCAACAAAATTTGCTTGTTGAACTAAAACTCCATTAACATATTTTTGTCCAGTTAATTTAGCTTCTAATTCGTTAGATATATATCCTAACTCTATAGTTACTTCCTTACCTGAGAAAGTAGGTATTACTTGTTCAGTTGAGTCATCAGAATATAATGTTACATTATCTGAATTATCTTTTATTTCAACAGATATTAGTGAAGGAACTGCAAAAGGTGTTCCGAATGTACTTCCTGTTGAATCATCTTTTGTTACTTCTGCAAAGTGTAAACCTTGACATCCAATTATTCTACTCATTGTTTATCCTCTTTTCTTCTTTTAATTTTTTTTTGTAAAAAAAAGAACAGATTAAAACTGTTCTTTATAATAAGCAAAGGTTAAAGGTTGATTGTATAAATCTATATCCTCATTGTACTCACAACTTGTTATACTCAACCTTATAAAACCAGCATCTATCATTAATTTAACTACCTGATTCATAAGATTCATAAAATTACTTCTCGAAAAAATATTAATCATTATCCTATATTGAGTAACCATTTCACCATCTTCCCAATACTCATGTCCACTAATATTTGTGACATTAAACATTATTAGAGGTACACTATTTTCTTTTTTGGAAGCGAAAAATACTGGCACTCCAGTAGGTTTCAAGGTTTGAACAATATAGTTATTGATATTAAATTCCTCACTCTTTTTCATAGCTTCAACCCCTTTTCCAACTCTTCTTGAATAATCTCATATGCTTTATCTTGAGATTTATCAAAAGCAACACCAATCCAATCAGTACCAGCAACATATTTGTGAGTTTTGTTATGATAAAAACCATAGTTGTTGTACCACAAACCTTTAACCTTATCCCAATAAGTTGCTCTATATTTTCCTGAAGCTTTTAAAGCTGATTGTTTTGCTGCTTGTTTAGGAGTAAACCTTACTCTTATTCCTACAGGGCATATTTTTTTATTTCTAGCCCCATACATAGGTAGTACTTTTATTTCTTTATAACCAATTTTTTCAGAATACTTATCATGTTTTTCAATAGCTGTTTGTACTTCAATTTTTCTTACTTCTTCACCAGCTACCTTTAAAGCTTTTTGACAAACTTTTTCACCATCCGTAGCCATTTTATCAAGACTATCAATTAAGCCTTGAAATCCAACAACATTTACAGATATAGCTTTCTAGCCCAAATTCTATAGTACCTATTAGCTTCACCTATATTATCTATACCTGAGATATCATAACCATTGCCTTTAAATAGAATCCTATCTTTGATAGATAAGCCTTCAAAATATCTTATTGTAAAGATACTAACTACACTTGAGTCTATACCTTCGTTTCTAAAAACTTCTCGCATTAATCTATCATCAAATTCCATTTTGGCTCTAGTTTTTAAATAAGTTACCCAATTATCTTCTTGAAATCCACTATCTCCAGTAGTAGGAGTATTTCTTTGAATTTCAACTACTTGCTTTAGATCTCCAATATTTACTGTAATAGAAGTTATAGCCATTATAACCACCCCTCTTTATACAAATGTAGGGTAGAACTAAAGATTGAATCTAATCTTTCAGTAGTTTTTGAGTTAACAGATTTATTTTCATATAGGTAAGCAATCAACGATAAGATTGGTGCTAATAAGCCTTTATCCATTTCTTTGTCTTCGGGTTGGTTAATATAGTTTCTCACATAAGCTATTGCTGATTGCATATGCAATCTTATTTCAAGATCATCGAGGTCATGGTCGACTCTCAAATATGCTTTTACCACTTCTAAAGGTAATTCTTCTATTGTAATATCATCAATGTCTATTGTTGAATTATTAGAAGGTAATGAAGGAGTTGGTATTGAAGTGGATTTAACATCAGCCTGTCTATTTATTTTACGAGAAAAACCTCCATCAAAATTTAAAAGAGATTTATCGCTATTTATTGTGTTTTTTAATCTAGACACAAAACCCCTCCTTTATAAAAATAAAAATGGTACAGATAACTCTATACCATTTAATTTACTTTAGATTCTATTTAGCTTTAGCAGCTGCAGCTTTTGTAGATCCTGTATATTTACCTAATGCTATAGCTTCAGGATTTATTATCTTACCATCTGCCATACAATATCCAGCAAATACTTCATAACCTGATGTGAATCCAACTTCTGTTAAGTGTCTTGTTACTATGTCTTGTAACATATTTACAGCATAAGCTTCTCTGATGTTAGCCATTACTACTATTATATCATTTTGTTTGAAGCTTGACATATTCTCATCAACTACAACTTGTAAGCCTAAGAAAGTATAAGCTATCTTATTATTAACTTGGTCATAGTTGGCTACTAGATAAGGTCTTCCATTGTTATCTAACATATTAGCCATAGCTGTGAATACTTTTCTTCCAACTATCCATACACAATCATTTAAATAAGATGGATGAATAGAAGTTTGCATAGTTATGAAATCGTTGATAGTTAAATCACTATCTGCTATCTCATGAGTTTTACCTTGTTTTATTAATCCTTGAGGTTGGTCAGTACCAGTTCCTAATAAGAATAACTTGTTTAATTTCTTAGCTAATCTTCTAGTTATAACATCTAAAAGATAAGAAGTTAGGTTTAATTCAACATTTTTTAACATCTCAAAAGTAGCGTGTACTTGAGTAGCAACCTTGTAGCTAGTAAGATCTATAGTTTCAAAAGTAACTTCCTTATTAGGGAAAGCAGTATTTTCTGCAGTTATATCTGCTTCATCTATACCTGATTCTTTTATAAGTTTTAATGTACCTTTTGAACTGAATCTTGTAGCTTTTTCAAGTATAGGACATTGTTCTTCTAATTTTTGCATTATAGTTTTAGAAATCTCTACAGGCATTATAGCTGTGTTAGAAGAAGCTAATATCGCTCTTTCTTCACCAACTAATTCATTTCCTCTGAAGAAATTTTCTAATGCTCTTTTTTCTATTTCATCTTTTTCTCTAGTTTCTTTTAATTCTACAACAGCAGATTCACCGATTTCTTTTGCTCTTGTTTCTTCTATTAGAGCTATAGTTGCATCTATTGATTCTATCTCAGCTTTTTTACTGTTGAAAGCTTCTCTTTCTTCTACAGAAAGGCTTCTTATTTCACCATCTTTTTCTAAAGATGCTACCATATTATCTAAATCTCCTATTAATAATTGTCTTTTTTCTTTTAATTTTTTTAAATTCATTACTGAATCCCCCTCTTAATTTCTTTTAATTTTAATAATTCAACTTCTAATTTAATTAATTCATTCATTTTTTCAATATGAATGTTTTCGCAATCTTCTTCTACAAGAGAATTGAAACATTTAACTGATTCTAATTCTTGTTGAGCAACTTGTTCTTCTTCTTTGGCTTTTTCAATGTCAGAAAGCTTAGAATCTATTAATTCACCAATTAGTGATTCTAATTCTGTATGCGATGAAGTAGTATCTTTAAATTGATTCCCTTCATCTAAGCCTTCATTTCTTTTTTCTTTAAGTTTATCTTCCTTATCTTCAGTATCTTCTGAATCCTCTTTATCTTTTGAATCTTCTGATTTTTCGGAAATTTCTGATTCTAAAGAAGTATCGGTATCCTCTTTTGACTCATCAATAGAATTTTCTACTTTTTTATCTTTGGAAGAAACCCCATCCTTATTTTCATCTTTTTTAGATTCCTCATTTTCTTCAGAGTTAACTTCTCTAACTTCTTCAGTATCTTGTTTTTTTACAGTAATTGTTACGGTATTATCTTCTGAAGAATTTAATAAAGTTTCCTCATCCATTTTTAAAGCTTGTTCATATTGTCTAGCTTCAACTATTGAACCTTCGTATGCTGGATTCTTTACTAAAGAAACCTCATAAAGATTTATTTCCTCAACATTTCTCTTCTCTAAACGATTATTTACTGGTTCTATTTTTTCAGTAATAACGCTAAATCCAAAAGAACAGGAATTTATCTTTCCATTTCTAATCTCATCATAAAGTTTTTCATCTTCAATCTCAGCTTCAAATCTAAGACCTACTTGATCTTCTCTTAAACTTAATGTTTTATTAGAAGTGGAAGCTAACCTTTTATTCCAATCATGTTGAAGTAATAAAGGTATATCTTCAGCTTTATTCAAAGCTCTTTCAAATACACCTCTTTTCATTGTTTCTTTAAACCATTTTCCTTTATTTTTACTATAAAGGATTTCAGATTCTCTTTCTGTAACATTGATGTATCCGCCAATCTTTTTTGTGTCTTCTATACAACTTAAATCAGTACCTAAAACTCTATATTCCATGTTTTCACCTCCTCTCAAGTGTTATTTTTCATCTGATTCATTAGTATCTAATGAATTTTTTTCTTTTGAATCAACTTCTTTATCTGAATTTTCATTTTCTTTTTCTTGTTTAATTTGTTCAGTATCTTTTTCCTCAGTTTTTATTTCTAAACTATCTTCCAAACTTTGTTTGTATTTTTTTAATTCTTCTATTGTTCCTACATCTCCACCCCAATTTAGAGCAGCACGAACTTCTTCTAATGTTATAACTTTTGCTTCATAAAGTTCTAAGATATATTTTGATTGATCTTCAGGTGTTAATTTCAATAACTCTGATGTATCAAATTTAAAATAATATCCACTATTTTGTTCTTCTTCTGATAAAAGTTTTTGATTAAAAGCTTCTTCTAAAGCTGTAACATAAGGTGTTAATGTATTGGTTAAAAGTTGTAATTTTTCCTGAGATATATTACTATAAGTACCTTGTTGTTTATCCAAAGACAAAAGATGCTTTGGAATATTCAAGAAACGAGCTAACTCCGAAATTGTAAAATGCTTATTTTCAATAAGCTTAATATCCGATGGAGTTAAACTTAAAGGTAATATATTTACATCCCCTTCTAATACTAAAATCTTTCCAGCATTAGAAGATCCTGAGTAAAAACTTTTTAAATCTGATTTTAATTGTTCTTTTACTTCTTTCTTAAAAGGTACTTTAGAACTCAAAACAGCTTTAGCTGATAAACCATTTTTAAATAGATTGTTCATATATGTTGTTTCTTCTAATGCTGTATTTATAATGGTAGCAGCATAATCTAAAAGTCCAGTACCTAAAATACTATTATATTTTGGATTTCTAATAAGAACCAACATATCATAATAATCAACTATTTCGGCTTCAAACCTTTCACCAGTAACTTCTGTAGAAAAAGACCTTACCTCGAAATAATATCCAGTTTTATCTTTTCTGACATTAACTTGGTCTGTTGGGATATATTCTAAAGATATTTTTTCCCCATCTCTTCTTATTTTAGCAAAAGCATTCCCATGAAGAATCATATCTTTTACTAATACTTTTTTAAGGTTGAAAGAAGTTAAAACCTCATTAGCCATATTGGATAAAGCTTTACTTCTAGGATCATTAGGAAAAATTTCCTGAAATCCTTCTTCATCTTCTTTAAATAAAAAAACTGGCATAGAAGCTATAGTGTCAGAAATTATATTGATTCCTTGATGAAGTGCTGCAACAGATAAGGCACTATCTTCATCAACTGAACTTGAAGAACCACTATAATCACTTACCATACCACTACTTGTGGTTGTATCTCCGTTTAAATCGGTAGCATACATACTAGAGCTTTTTCCAGTTGGTGTAAATATTCGAGAGAAGAATCCCATATCAGTATCCTCCTTTCTTATTTTTTAAACTGTAAAGTAATCACCATAATCTTGTTCATTTTCTTCCATAAACCATTCAGAATATGCAATAATAGTTGCAACAAGCAAATCTATTCTATTTGTGCTTTTCTTTTTATCTAACAAGATATTTTCTTGTAAATCTGATTTAGTAATAGCATTTCCAACGCAAAAATTTAAAACTGGATTATACTCATGTTGCACTTTTCCCTCATATACAAGTTCTCTAAACCTCTTTATAGCTGGTGAAAAGTTTTTATAAGTCATTTTTACATCAACAACTTCAAAATCATCATCTAAGCTAGACATAAGTCCAAGAGCTCCCCATGAGTCAAATGCAACTTTAACTATTCTACAGTTATACTTAGACTCTGCTTCTCTAATAAATGCTTCTACATCTTTCTGATTTACAAATTTACCCTCAGATGTTTTTAACCATTCCCTATCATTATTCAAATATGATGAATAAGGTAATTTATCAGATGTTTCTTTTAAATTGATAGTTTCCGATGGTAAAAAGGCTGTAGATTTTATAAAAATATTATTATCTGCATCTTGACCGACAAAAGAAATGCCAGTTAAATCTGTAGATTTCAAATTTGTTATCGTTAGGCTCTTTATCCTAACCTCTATATGTCACCATATAGTTCAGACTATATCATTACCCTCAAACTAGTTGATAGGGTATTTGGCGCTCGTGGGCATTTTACCATGAGAAAAGCATCTTATGTGTTATAAGGTGTTTCTTTTAGGTTATTTTGCCTAGTCGTTAAACCTTCAACCTATTTCTAGGAAGCTTGGCTTGGTATTATCTTGTTATTAAAAAGAATTTTTTCAATGTTCTTAAAATCTTTATAACTTATTCTTAATAAGTTTATTGAATTATTTTTGCAAAACTCATTTTTGATTTTATCTCTTTCTTTGGTTAACTCATATTCTTCTTGTCCAAAAATATCTACAGGCTTAAAATGTTGAATACCATCATATTCTATACACAAGTTCAATTTTGGAATGTAAAAATCAAATTTTAAAGAATGTTTAAATTTGCACCCATCAAAACTTTTTTGTGTTTCAAATTCTATTTTATATTTTCTTAAAATATTTGCCAATTTTGATTCCCCTTTAGAAATTTTATCCTTACAAAGAGGACATTTTGCAGTTTCATAATTTAAAATATTATTCAATCTTCTATAATGAATTTGACCACATTCACATTTTATCTTGAGTTCAGTTTTGTTATCTTTATATTCTTTACTTAATAAGATTCCACCATATTTTTTTACAATTTCTTCAATCTCTGATAAATCTTTTTTTCTCTTTTTGGCTTCTATATAAGAAGCACAAGATTGACATTTTGTAGATTCATTTTTTCTAAGATTGTAAATTGTAGGTTTAAATTTGTTTCCACATTTACATATTACATCCAATCTAGTTTTTGTGCTTTTTATTTTATAAAAATCAGTTAATAAGACTAATCCATAAGTCTTCATGAGTTTATCAACTTCTTCTTTAGTGAAATTTCTTCCACTTTTTCTTCTTTGAGTTTCTGTACAAAAATCACATAATCCTAAGCCCTTTTTAAAACTCTTTAAATTTCTTTCAAAAACATTTCCACATTTGCATCTTATTTTTAAAGGAACTAATGTACTAACATAAATCTCACTTATTAAAACAGCGCCTTTGCTTTCCACTTCCTTTTTTACAGTTTCATAAGTTTTTGTTACACCCATAAAAGCACCCCCTATTTAATATTTTAACATTTTTGTGCTTATATGGTAAATAAGTTTTAATATACAAGACCTCCACCAAATTCACCAAATTTTCGATGTGTATTACTACACAAAGGAGCAATTTTTACTCATATCTACTCCACAGATAACTTCCATCCCATCCAAATCTATCTGGTCGACTTGATAAGATTTCCACTCATCAAAATCTAAATAAGAAATTAGAGTATCATTATCTAACCAAATATTTAAATTTTTAGTAAGAAACAATTGTAATTTCTGAGGATCTTTTAAAGCATTTTCAAAATCACTTTCCAACTTCTTCATGATAGTAGGAAACTGAACAAATAATGGATTACTTTTTCCCCATGTAGACTTATCTCGCCAATCATCATCTGAATCTAATTCATAGATTGCCGAAAAATAACGGTCATCCATAGGTAATTTCCCTTCATAGGTGTCTATAAGCTGACATCTTTCTTTATAAGCTGGTGAAGTTTGAGTATTAGAATAAGCAGTTGTGATAGCTATTATCTGACTATTTACTTTATATGTTTGAGAGGATCTACAAACCTCATAAAGTTCATAATTGGGATGAATCCCCCACTCATCAACAATAGCAGTATCTAAGCCTAAACCATCCAAAGTATCAACATCACTACTTAAAGGATAAATTTCTGACTGGGTAAGATTACAAATTATTTTTGAAATCTTAGCTCTACCATAAACATCAAATCTATCTTTAAGTTCAGGAATAGCTTTGTCTAATAGTTTTTTAACTTCTTTTACAACTATTTCTGCTTGATCTTTTTTAGATGCAACACAAGTTAGCTGAGAATATTCATCTAGTAATGATTTAATAATCATTATCATTCCACAGATAAAAGATTTACCTTGCTTTCTCGCTACTTGTATATAAGCTTTTGAAAATCTTATATAGCCATCCTTTGCATGATGCCAACAAAAAATATTAGCCAATATCCATATTTGAAAATCAGCTAATTTCATAGTTTTACCAGCATTAATTCCATCTGCAAACTTGAAAAAATTTTGAAATCCAATAATAACATTATAGGCTTCAATATTAAAATCCCACTCAAAATCTTCCTGACCTATTTTGTTTAAGTCTTCCAAAAACCTTTTGCATTCTAGGATTATATATTTTCCAGCAACAATTTGTCCACTTACAACTTCCTGAGCATATTTAACACATACTAAATCTGAATATTTTTGTTGAACTGAAATATTTTCTTTTTGCATTTAGGAAGACTTTTTTAATCCACTCAGTAATTCAACCAAAGGATCTCTTTTTTCAGTTTTATCAGAAGGTTGTAAATGTGCTATTTTACTTCTATCAACTGGAGATAACCCAAATAAACTAGCAATCTTTACTAGTTGAGTAGCATAGCTTTGTTGGATTTTGATATAAGGATTTATAGATTTAGTTGAACCATCAAACTCATCAACCAAATCCTGAGTCACCATCATTTTTGTAGCTTTGACATATTTACTCCATGTATCACAATATACAGCAATTAAATCAACATCTACATTGTTTATGATTCCAACTTTATCTAACTCACTAACAAGTTCATTAAATTTTTTGTTTGCAACTTCATCAAATCTTATAAATTCAGGAGCAATCAACTTATCATTGTCACCTTTTAAAGCATTTTCTATTTTTAAACGCTCATTCATTTCATCTTTGGTCATTGCTCCTTGTAGAGCATTTGTAGCTTTTCTTGGTCTTGCCATAATTATCATCCCTTCATTTTCAAAGGTCTTTCATGCAGCCATAAAAGACCTTCTTGAATTAGGAAATTTGACACGGAACTATAAAACAAAAAACCACGGGAAGCAAAGGAATTGAACCTTAATTCTCCTGAAAGAACTCCCCATATTTTTTATAATAAGACTTTTAGAAAAAACAATACCAATATGATTAAAGTGGTTAAGCTAAATATTAAGCTTATTTTTTTTATAGTATCTGTAACTATAAAAGCCCTATTTAAGAATACACATTCTTTAAAGATTTTATTTTGTTTTATATCACTTAGCTTTCTTATGTCACCCAAAGAAATAACTTTTTTGTGAAAATCATAAGCTTTTTTGTGAACTAAATTATCTAACGCAATAGATAAAATAAGCACAACAGATGATATTAAGAACACCACAAAAATACAGTTCATATCAACACTAATATTAAAAAACATATAAAAACTCCTTTATAAAAGATTGTAGGATATATCCTTATCAAAATTGCCTAATAAAGCTTTTTGTTTATCAACAGGCAACTTCTCAAGTTTCTCATGACAAGAACGACATACAGTAACCAAATTAGAAGGTTCATACATTAACGACATATCATCTACTCTTTTTACAATATGATGTACTTGTAATCCTCTATGTTCTATTACTCCATTTTTAAAACAAAGTACACATAAACCTTTATCTCTTAAAAGAATTTTTTTCCTTGTAGCTATCCATTCTTTTCTTTTTAAAAGATTATCAAGCTCCTTGAAATTCATGTTTTTCTTTTTTTCTTTTGTAATTTTACTAGCACAATCTTCACAATAAGTTTGACCATAACTTATTAATTTTTTGCACTTTGCACATCTAGTTTTCATAAGCTAATTTTAAACTAGGCTTACATAAGTATATTGAACTTTAGTTTTATATTTCCGACATATTTTTCAAAAAAAATTATTTTTTTTATTTTTTTCTATAAATACCCTAATCATTTTTTTTAGGTTCTAAGAAGTTTGAAATCCTTGATATGGCTCTTTTAATGCGATATCTAACAACTCTTTCACTAACTCCTACCATCTCACCAATTTGAGCTTTTGCAATGTCTTTATTATAAAGTTTCAATATCCTTACATCTCTTTCGTTTAATTCTCCTTTTTCATAAAGTTTATTTATAGCATTTGATACATCAAAGCCAAGAACAGACATATCTGAATCAGGACGAATCTCACCTAAAGGTACAAGTTTCAGGATGCAATCCAAGTGTTTTTCATTGGTATAATCTATAACAGAAAGATCAAAAGTTCCACTTTCATCTCCTAGTTTTTTAGCGTGATCTCTTATGCCTTGTAATGATTTTTTACAATACAACAAATCATCATTTATGGAGCTTAACATTCTTCTTATTGTGTAAATATTTAAAGAACTTTCTTCACCATTTTTGATTTTATTCGCTTCTCTGATTAAAATAAGTTTTAATTTAGTATACTCATTCAGCACTTTTGCACTTCTAGGATCTAGCAAATCACTTTTAGTTATAGTTAAGTTGATATTTGTAAAGCAACCTCGTTCTGAAGGTTTTAGAATCTCTAATATTTCACATTCTCTTTGCATTTCCATGTTTTCTTTAGCAACTAATCTATCAAAATCCTCTTGAGTTAATAGTAAATATTTTAACTTTAATTCTTTTGGTAAATCTTTGCTGCTTAAAAGATAACTAGCTTCTAACTCTAGTGCTTTGAAAATGTTGATTTCACTAGATAAATCATCTTCCGTATTTAAATTTACCTTGTAAAATTCAATGAAATCATCTTCTTCATACTTTACAAAGTCAAGCATAGCTTCTTTTTTGTCTTTTGTGAAAATATAAGTTTCATAAAAATTTCTAACTAAGTTGTGTTTACTTTTTACATATTGCATTTTTTCACCTAACGTTTCTAAGGTATAGTCTAGCTTAAATAACTCACTAACTTCTATGCCTTTTAAACTCCCCTTAAATTTTGTTCTATACCCTTTGAAACCATTCATACACTTCCCTATCCTTCCATCTTTAGTAAAATTAATCCTTCTGATGCTATATAGGGAAACCATATTCACAAATGTAAACTCAAAGAGTAATTGATTTAATTTTATTTTTAAAATATTTGTTTGTAGCTAAAATATTAGTTATTGTTCCATTAGGTATTGTAATTCTTCTAAAGGACTCATTTCTTCAATATCTGATGATGTATTGGTATCTTTTATCTCGAAAGTTTCAAACTCATCATTGCTCCATCCTAAAAGGTTTTTCTCTAGTTTCTCGTAATCATATTTTCTTTGTGTAAAGTTAGCAAAATTACTCGTTTTATTTTTATTTCCATTTTCTATTTTATTTTCTATTACAACTTTTTTAATAATACTCATATCCTTCAATGTAGTCATTAAGTAAGCACCAAAATTTCTAATATTTGAAATATCCACAGATCCTATGATATGAGTAATAGCTTTAATAATCTTATCTATTCCATAAACTTTTAATATAGATTTAGCTTTATCTTTTTTTAACTTAAAATTTATATTGTTACAAAAAGACATTAGATATTTTAAATCACTTTCAAATTTATCTTCTTCTTTCTTTTCTCCAGCTTCTTCTTTAGAAGAAGATATATTATTTATATTAGTATTATTTAAATTAGTATTATTTAAATTAGTATTATTAAACACCCCCCCTTTTCCAAGAGTGGATTTTCCACTAGGTGTATTATCCACATGGTGGTTTTTAGGGGGGTGGATAGATTGGCTTGTTTCTTCAATTTGTGGCTCTTCCAATAACTCATATTCATAAAAAAACTTGCCTTTTTCATCTTGGATTTTATATTGGATTAAATATCCAAATTTTTTAAGTTCTTTCCATGTACTCTCGAAAGCTGACTCACCTTCAGTACATTGTTTTTTTAAAGTGGATTTATATAATGTAAAATCCTCTATAGTTATATAAGATTGAATAAGAGAATATAAACCTTTAGCTTTTAAACTTAAATTAGTATCTCTTAAAGCAACATTACTTACTTGTGTAAAAAATATTTTTCTTTTTCTAAATCTTCCATTATTGTTTCGCATTGTTATTTCCCCCATCTTTTATTGATCTATTTTTATATATCCATATTTTTCTAATAATTTTCTGTGTTTATAATATCTATTTTCGCTTATACATAGTTCTGCACATTGTAAACTAACACTTGGAAAAGCTGTAGTACCTCCTCCACAATAAGTGCATAAGTATGCATAAATAAATTTAGCTTCTATAGTCAATCTAGTATCTTTCATAAAACTCTTAGATATTAGACCATATCCATTTTCATAAATTCCCTCAAATCTTAGGCTAGATTTTTCTTTAATTATCTTTTTATTTTTTATCTTCTTATTCATTCTCTGTTTTTGCTCCTTCTTTTTTAGAATAAAAAACAAAAACACCGTTACCAAAAAACACTTATTTGATAACGGTGCAAAAACTTAACAAAAACTATTGTCTTTATTTTTTTTGTATGATATAATAGGCTCATACAAAAGTAAAAGACAATTTAAGTAAGTGGTTGTTACTTAAAGTAAGTGGTTGTTACTTAAATGTTTTTGATTAAAGCCTTGTCGTGCTATCAAATGCTGTCACATTTGTTTAGCTATCCTTAAATGATTTGGTCGTCGTTTAAGGATCGGGCTTATTTTTTTAATTCTTTTTTATCTAATCAGAAATGGATTCCTGTAACAAATCTATTTTATTAACATTATATTATATGTTTATAAATTAAAATCCAAACCTTACATATTTTTTCTAAGTAAAATTTGTTAAATTAATTATAATATACTATTCACAAAATTGCAATATTTTTTGAATAGAAAATGTCGGAAATACTGAAATTGGTTATTTTAACAAAAAAAGAAAATTAAAAATAAATTGAAATAAAATAACAATTGTGTTATTATATATGTGAGCAAGTAATTGTTATACCCATGTATAAATAAATTTCTTTCTCATTTTAGAATAAAAAACAAGAATAAAAGGATATGTAGAAAATACATATCCTTTTATTTTTTTATATTGGTTAAAATTAAATGCTCTACCTCTTTACTAATTGTTCTTTTGTTTTTCTTAGCTTCATCATAAAGTGTTGCTAAAAGTTTTCTATTTAGTGTGATATAGACTCTTTTATTATCAGGATGTATAGGCAAAAAAATTCACTCCTTAAAAAAAATAATATATTTGACATATTAAGTAATAAATAGCTATAATATTATATAGGGTGTGACACCATAATTATACTATATTGAAAAACAAAAAACACTACTGGTTATAGTGTTTTTTGAAAAACTTATAGGTTTTTGATGTTATGAAAAACGAATTAAAAGACGGTAAATTTATAATTATTCAACTTTACTTAATTATAACACATTATACCTATTAGTACAATAAATTCATTTATTACTAAAAGGAGAAAAATGTATGAGATTGAGTATGAAACAAAAACAATACTTAATTGAAAATTATCCCTTAATGGATAATGAGATTTTAGCAAAAGAATTAAATATTTCTATTGGAAACTTAAGAAGAAAAGCATCTGCTTGGGGAGTAAGAAAAATATCTGCCTATGATGTTATAGATGAAAAAAAACTTTGCTCCACTTGTAAAAGAATGAGGAAAATAGATAAATTCTATGTTGATAAGCAAAATAGGAGTGGTTATAGATATGAGTGTATAGATTGTTATGGCTTAAAACATAGATTAACAGAAACATTCAAAATTGAAGAACATATAGAAAAAGAAATCAAAGAAAAAATAGAAAAACCAAAATCTAAAGCTAATAACCGTAATTCATACGGTATAGAGGGAACAAGACCTAGAATAAATAAAAAACCTAGAAATGATGTTGTTATCGTAAATGGTGTTTTAGGAAAAAAATGTAATAGATGTAAAAAATGGAAACCTCTAGATGGATATGCAAAAGATAAAAAGGGGATAGCTCAAAAAAGAGCTACTTGCAAGGAATGTTATAAAATTTTAAATAAAAAAAGAGCAATTGGATAATTGAAATAATTATTATTTTATGAAAAATAGGGGGTAAGTGGAATGATAATTAATAATGTTTATTATGAAATCACAGATTCAAAGTTGAAGGTTTTAATTGCAAAATTAATTTTAAAGGTTGAAGTTTTAGTTATAAATAATAAGTTTTATATTGAAAGGTATAAAGTAGCATGAATAGAGTAAGCAAGGTAGAAAAAAATATTGGTTTTACAAATGACTTGAGTCAAAAATACACACAACAATCAAAAGAGGAAGATAAGAAAATAATATCAACCATAAACAAGATAGTTTCACCTATCAGTATAAGTTTAGCATTAGCTTATTATGAAGTAGGATATAAGATGATTGATGAATTTTTTGAGTCTTATGAAAAAGAATTTTTGGAATATATGATAGAAATACAAAAAACTGATATTAGTGTAGATAAAATGAAATGGATTGATAAATTACCAACTGAAAGAATAACACCAACAAGAAAGATGTATCTGATAATGAGTAAAATGTATGAACTCTCAACATCAGATGAGAATGATGAACTTTTTGATGATATTTCTCAATTTATAGGAAAGTTAATGAAAAAATCTTATAATTCAACTTTCAGATTCTATAAAAATAATTCAGTTTTAGATTATCAAGAATATAGTGACTATATTCGTAAGAGAATAAAAGATGAATCACATGGAAATTTGTGTAATCATTTGGTTTTTATTTGGTTGTATAGAATGTGCTTTGATGATTTAAATAGAGAAAAAACTCTTGCTATATCATTGCATCATATCGAAATCATCTATTTAAGATATTTAGCAGCTATTGAAAGTGAATTAGGCGAAGAAGATTTTAAGATAGAAATGAGTGGAATAGTACAAAAATATTATGATTCCTATATAAAAAAAAGAAAAGTTCCTATGGTGTTTCAAAATCTTAAAGATGAGGTTTTGAGTAACTCTGAAATAAGAACAAATAGAGGACGAGAATCAATGTTTGATGTAGCAAAAGCCTTAACACATTCCGAATTAACTAAATCTTTTGGAGCAATGATTGGTTGGATGAGAACACATGGGGTTGAACCTGAATATATTATACATGATTCTGATCTAGACGAAAAAAAGATGGAGATAATGGCGAAATATTTAAGTTCTGATATTGAAACGGAAACAGAAGTGAGATTACTATTTCCTGTCATCATACTTTTAGATAGTCTTATTGAGGAATTTGTGAAAACAAAAAAGCTTTATTTGGAAAATGATTCATTGAAAATTAAAAGAGATAATTTTGAAAAAAAGATGAAATATGAGGAAACAATAGTATCTAAAAATAGAGAAATAGAAAATCTTAAAAAAGAAATAGAATTATTAAAAACTAACAATAAGCAGTTAGAAAAAGAAAACAAAATCTTAAACAAAGAAAACAAGAATTTAAGCATCTCTTTGGAAGAAAAAGTTAAAGATATTGAAAATTTAGAGAATATGATTTTTACAAAAGAAAAACAAATAGAACATTCTATGAATCATACAAGTGAAGATTTAAAATCCAAGCAATTTGAAATTACTCCTGAATTAATAAAAGAATTAAATGTGAAAAAAGGAGTGATTATAGGTGGTGATTACTCTTTACATCATAAATTAAAAGAATTTTTGAGTGAATTTAATTTTGTTGCTCCCGAAGATTTAAACCAATTTGATTTAAAATCACTAAAACAACTAGACACCATATATATTTATACAAATTATCTAAGTCATGCTCTTTATAAAAAAGTTATTCCATATGCAAGAAAGAATAATAAAAGAGTTATTTATTTAGCTGGACTTAATGTAGAGATGATAATTGAAAAAATAATAGAATAAATCTTGCAAAAAAGCATTTGAATTTCAGATGCTTTTTTATTATTTTGTGTCGGAAATTTTGAAGTCCATATCAAGGACATATGTAGAACAATGTATACAAAACGTTAATGTTCCACGTGGAACATATATATAAAAACTATGTGTTCTACATTGACAAGTGTGTGGGAATAATGAGGATAATTCACATAATTTCATACTATCATAAAATTTCAAAATTGATTAATACCATTAAAACTCTCTATAAGCCTTTCTAAGAGGTTTTATATTGTTTTGGTGTAATTTATCCTTATGTGTGCAAAAAACGCATTAAAATTGATTGTAGGTATTTTAAAAGCTATGTGAGATAAAAATATAAAAGTATTTCTAGATAGAGAAGAACAAGACACTTCGTGTTACATTAGTCTAATCCCTTACCTAGAAATTATTTTCGCTTCGCTCAATCTAAAACAATACGGGAATAATAAAACATTAAACACCTAATAAAAATCTTTTGAAACTAAAAGGGATTAAATAGATTATCTATAGACATATCCACAAAAAAATAGATTGAGCGAAGCGAAAATAATAACTAGGCTTTCGTAACAAGGTAATCAAGTAGGCAAATATTTTTTTTGGATTTTAAGAAGTGTAACTATAATAATATATATTATTATTATTATATATTATATATATATATATATTTATATATAGTTCTCTTTCTAGAAATCCAAATTTTCAAATAGAAAAATAAATGGAACTACACTTGATAGTTCCTTGTGTTTATGAGATACGATACCCTGTCACTTTCATAAAGTCTAAAAATTTTTTTATATTAAAATCATAATCATCTATCCCATATAGATCATATTTCTTAAATGGAACAACTATATCAACCAGCTTATTCCACTCATCCATATCAAATACGTCTAGTTTTTTTTCTAGTCTAGTAAAACTAGCCTTAAACTCATCATCATAAAAAGTGTCTTTGTATTCTTCTAAAGTTGAGAAACTGAATAAATCAGCATCTTCTTTTAAAACTATATCTATTTCCTTTTGAGTATTATCTTTTGCTATTTGTGTTGCTGATTTAACTATAAAAGCTTTATTACTTTTGCAATGTCTTTCACCCTTTTTTTCCATAGTAATTCTTGTTAAGTTATTAATCCTTTTTTTGCTAAATTCGATTTGATAGTCCTTTGTAAACTCATATTC